CCCTCACTTGCAGGGCGTCCCCTCTCAAAAAACAGTCCACCGGACTGTTTTTTGATTCACCCCTTGCGGAGCGCTTTGTTTTATTTCGTCGCCTTAAAAGCTGAAAGCGACGACCAGAGGCGCCGCCTCTGGACTCTGCCAAAGGAACACAGTCCCTTTGGAATCCCTTACAGGCGTTCGGCAAAGATATTACGCTAAATTTTGATTTATATTAACCGCAATTACAAGCAAAATCCCCTTTCGCTCCGAAAAACCGCCCTTTTACTCCTTTATTGTAGCGCTTCTGCATAAGAGCTGTTATTATAGGCACATAAGGAAAACGCCAGTCGGTGCAACAGTATCGGCAGAAAAACTAACATTAAACGGAGGTAAAAAATGAAAAAAACAGTCGCAGTATTAATGGCATCACTTATGTGCATGGGCGGCGCAGCAGCAGTTGCTTCTCCCAACGTGGTAAAGCCTGTCAGCGCTTATGCCATCACACAGTCACAACAGCAGCAGTTCATCAACAATCTGGGCACAGCAGCTCAGAAAGGCTATGCACAGTACAAAATACTCCCGAGCATGACCATTGCTCAGGCTATCCTCGAATCCGCATGGGGTCAGAGCACTCTCTCCAGCAGATACTATAACTTCTTCGGCATGAAGGCAGGCTCCAACTACCACGGAGAGACCGTTACCTTACAGACCACTGAGGAGATCAACGGCGTTCTGGTAAGAGTGAACGGCACATTCAGAGCATACCACTCCTTTGATCAGGGCATAGAGGGCTACTACCAGTTCATCACAGGATATTCCAGATACTCAAATCTTATCGGCGAAACGGATTATAAGGCTGCCTGCCGCAAGATAAGGGAAGACGGCTGGGCTACCGACAGCGGTTACACCAACAAGCTCATCAGCCTTATCGAGAGATATGATCTTACAAGATTTGACACTATGGTACCCGTCACGGAAGGTTACTTCAGAGCCTGTGCATCAAGCTACACAAGCATAGTTGACGCCCTCAACTCCATCGGTGCCGAGTCATCATTCGCTTACCGCAAAAAGATCGCTGCTGCAAACAATATCACCAATTACAGCGGCACACCTGCTCAGAACACAACTATGCTCAATCTTCTGAAGCAGGGCAGGCTCAAGAAGCCCTCAAGCGGTCCCTCAATAGTATACTTCCCTGCCTGCGGTCAGAGCTACAACTCCATCGTTGACGCTCTCGTTTCTATCGGTGCTGATTCATCCTACAATTACCGCTGCAAGATCGCTGCCGCAAACAGCATCTCAGGCTATTCGGGAACTCCCGCACAGAATACATCTATGCTCAGCCTCCTCAAGGCAGGAAAGCTCATCAAGCCCAACTAAGGTACATAAAGCCTTAATATAAAATCAAATCTATCAATAAAAGGAGTAATTATTATGGAAAACAAGATCATCAAAACATTCAAGAAGGCAACAGCTGTTATCGCTTGCTCAGCTTTCATTGCAGGCAGCGGTATCATCAGCAGCGCACCTGTTTCTGCAAACGCTGCAAACGCAACTATGGAAAGAGCTATCAACTGGGCTATCGGTATCGCCAACGACAATTCCCACGGCTACAGCCAGACCAACAGAAACGGCAACCCCGATTACGACTGCTCTTCACTGGTCATCAACGCTATGAAGTATGCAGGTATCAATGTTGGCAACGCTACATATACAGGCAATATGAAATCTGAGTTCACAGCTCACGACTTCGTATGGATCCCGTGGAGCGAGATCGGCAGCACAGCTAACCTCAAACGCGGCGACGTTCTCCTCCGCAGAAGCAATAGCAGCGGACATACAGAGCTCTATCTCGGCAACAACAAGAACGTAGGCGCTCACAGCGACTATGACGGCAGAGGCGGCGACAGCTCAGGCAGAGAGATCAATGTTGCTTCTTACTATTACGGCAACTGGCAGGGCGTTCTCAGATACAAGCCCATTGCCAACGAAGGCGGCGGCGGAGGCGGCTATGTTGCTCCGGGCTGCTATCCTGCCTGCGGTCAGGGTTACACCTCCATCGTTGACGCTCTCAACTCTATCGGTGTTGACTCATCCTACTCAAACCGCTCCAAGATCGCTGCTGCAAACAATATCACCAATTATAGCGGCACACCCGCTCAGAATACGACCATGCTCAATCTCCTCAAGGCAGGAAACCTCAAAAAGCCCGGCTCAACAGCTGCTGTACAGTACTTCCCCAGGTGCGGTTCACAGTATAATTCGATAGTTGATGCCCTCGTTTCCATCGGTGTAGACTCATCCTATTCATACCGCTCCAAGATCGCTGCTGCTAACGGCATCTCAGGATATTCGGGAACACCTGCTCAGAATACGAATATGCTCAACCTCCTCAAGGCAGGCAACCTCAAAAAGCCCGCTTGATAAGCAAACATACAATAAGTATATATCACGGTGCAGCTGTAACGGCTGCACCGTTTTTTCGCGTATCTTGCTATTAATTTTATTATGTGGTATAATCTATAAAACAGACAAGGAGCACAGCAGCTCAGGATATTACGGAACAATTGCACAGCCTGCACAGCGTTGCAGGCTGTTTTCGGTAAAAACGACCATGAAAACCATTTAAGGATTATTTAAACTTTTTCTTCGTAAAATAGCACTATAATCACTATTTTACAGGCATATTACAGTCATAAAAATACAGCCCCGAGGAAACTCTCCCCGGGGCTGTTCTTTATTCTGCTTCTTCGATTGCTTCCGTTTCCGTCTCTTCATCAGGAGCAGGATCATATACTTCAGAAGTAGTCTGGTTTATCCACTTTCCTTCTCCGTCAAGTCCCCATAATTCTCCGGCAGAGATTTCCCATGCAAGAGAACCAGGCGAAAGAATTCTATCGCTAATTCCGTCAGGAGCAGGCAGATCTTCTTTATTATCGATAGCTATCTCTGCAATGGTAACCGCAACGCCCATGTCTGCTCCTAAATACTTCTCTTTGAGTATTGTAATCATAAGCTCCTCCCTTAGTCATCGAGGAGTCCGCTGAATTTATGCTCGTCTATAAGTGTATCGTCTATATAGACTCTGAGCTTGTGCTCTTTCTTATCTATCGAGACAGCTTCACCGTCGAATACCGTGCCACGAATGAAAGTGTGCTTTGAGTCCTTGGTCCAGTCTATGCCCCTGGACTCGTCACCGTGCCACCAGTCGTATATATACGGCTCGTCGCCCCTGGTATCAACGTGACAAGCTGCCGGATTTGCTCCGCTCAGATCTTCCATCATGCCGATGCCTCTAAAGCCTACGCGCTCAGCAGCTTCGGCAATGTCCTCAGCGGTATACCAGCTGCCGTCCTTACGCTGAACTCTGATATCCGCAGCCATGCCTTTGCGATGTGCGTCTGTCGGACTGCCCCAGGGATTATCCTTGCAACGATAGCCGCTGTTGACATAAATTGCTTTCGCAGCCATAAGTGTGTGCATTTTTTCAAGGCGCTCGATGAGCAGATCAGACATTTTTATGCTCTTGCCACAGCAGGAGCAGGCAAATTCATAATCGTCGAAATGTGGTGATAGATTTCCCATTGATATACCTCCTTAAAACCAGTATTGCATAACCTGCTTAATTCTGGCTTTCGCTCGATTGATAATTCCGTACACAGCTTGGTGAGTAATACCTAAGTGTGCTCCTATTTCCTCATAGGTCATCTTCTCATAATAATAAAGATAAATGACTCTCTTCTGACCGTCTGTTAGTTCTCCGTCAATTACTCGACGCAGTAGTTTCTTCAAAGCCTGCGTCTGTGCGTGTTCATCATCTCCGTTTAAAAGAGCGATTATCGAACTGTCTTCCAGTCCTATACTTTCCGCCTCACGGTCAAGATGTATTTTTCGGCGGTCAATCTTCTGTCCCATTATTTCTGCTCATGCCACTGTCCGTCCTTATCCATTCGGACGATCATGCCGCTCTTGACCGCTATTGCACTCGAACCGAGGTACAGATGATATCCTGAGAAGCTGTCGGCACTTGGAAGATCGTTGAGATCGTCGACGATAAGTTCAGCATATACCTGCTTGATGCCGCTTACTTCCTTTATCACCTCCCACTTGCGGATCAAGACGGACTCGTTCTGCGCTACATTAAAGCCATTGAGGATAATCGCTTCCTCGATGTGAAATCCAAACGTATCCATTATTTCTTTTCCTCCTTTTCATCATCTTTGTCACTTTTGCTCTTGAGCTGATCCAGGATAGCTATTAGCTTCTTAGGCAGTGGAAGGCCGAGAGCAGCCGCATTTTCTAATATACTAATACCTTCATTGGCGAGGTAAAATCCGATAACAGTATCACGGCACACATCGCCGCTGCCGAAAACATACACACCGAGAATATGTCCTACTGCTACCAGAATAAGTATAAAGACCTTCTTTGCTATGCCCTTAAAGCCTACAGCTGAGGAAAGCTTTTTCTTGCTGATCGCAACGAGAACACCTGATATGTAGTCGAATACCATGAATGTTATCAAAGCATAAAATAATCCGTTGAAGTCGCCCCAGATAAAGCCTGCAATGCCTGCGATAACTGCCGAAAATATCTGCACGAACTTAGACATTGCTCACACCTCCTGCTGCATGGACATATACATCGCCTCTGAGCCTGTCATAATGGTTCGTACCGTCAGGAGAACGAAGCGTGAAGTGCATTTCATACATTCCTTCACTGAGGCCCTTCGTCAGTGCACTTGTCAGCTGAACCTTATATGTATTCTCGTTTATAAGAGTACATTCCACTGTCAGAACATTCTCGACCGGATTTGTTTTTCTCGCCAAAACAAGAAACATTCGCGTGCCACTCAGATCTTTGTCTGAGTCGACCAGGAAGGCAGGCAAAGTATCACCTGCGGTAAATTCCATATCTGGTAGTTCTTTGTAAAATTTAATCGGTTGCATGATTTTCCTCCTTATACATTTCCGTGATACATATCTATCTGAAGCTGCAAGCTCTTGATCATGCTCTCAACAGTTACATATGCGCCGTTCTCATTCTTATAATACAAGTGATTGCAATAAATATCGCCGCTTGTCGAATTGAGACTGATATTGACATTGCTTCCGTTATAAAAGAAAAGCGCACCTGCCTGGCCTATGATCTTACAATCAATGTCAGTGTTCTCAAGCTTCCACTCAAGTGGGGATATCGTATGTATCCAGTCCGTATTGTACTGATCTGAGTGGTGGCTCAATGATATGACATCATAAGACTCTGAGTTAGTTTCGATGTCAATGCTGCCGCCTGTTATATTGATTGCCGAAGCGCTTACAGTGCCGTTAGGAGAAACATGAAAAGTGCCGCTGCCATTGTTGATGTCAATGGCTTTAGCTGTAACAATGCCGTTTGGATCAACGTGGAAGCCGTTGCCATTCGTGATCTCAATACCTCTCAGGACGCCAGCTGTTATAAAGTCAGCAACGATAGCACCGTCCATTGTCATCGCAACACTGTAAGGGCCGCTATAGCCATTGTTACTGTACCCGAAGCCTCCCGAATTCCAGCGCCAGACCTTGGTTGCTGTTTCCTTGCTCGGCGTGTCCATTATAAGGATCTCGTTTCCGTTTACAACGACGTAACCGTTAATACCTGCCTCGATAAGTGCTGTGGCAGTTGCTTTTGCAGAGGCGAGTATATCAATACGCTGCTTCGGCAGCTCGTATTCGATGAGGCTTGCCGTCCTGGTAGCGATAGAGGTAATGCTCTCCGCCTTGTCACCAATCTGGACCTCAGGTTTGTACGGCTTAAATATATCAACGGAGCACTTCATCACCCTGAGATCCTCGTCGAGCCCGATGATATCATGTTTGAAGTGATAAGTATTGCCCGCTCTGATGCAGAGCTGAGAGTCAAGCTGCTCATTAAGGAGAGACAGATCCAGCACCTGTGCAGCATAGCCTTTCTTGACTCTGTTATTATTCGTGAGGTACTCCTGTCCGCGCTGCTTAAGGTTTGACGCAACTGTAATATCGTCAAAAGTGACTGTGCCCATTATGACGCCGTACTTTGCTATGGCAGCAGCGTCGTCGATGTACGGAAGTCCATCGTTGACCTCTGAGATCGTAAGCCGTTCCGAGGTCTCATCGTTGAGCTGCGCTCCCAGGGGGACAAGCCTTGTGATGATGTTCGACGAGTCAGTGTCAACGCTGAGGGAATAAATATTTTTTGCAAGCTCCACCGTTGTATCCGACTTTACGCCGTACTGGTGCAGGAAGTCAAGAACGAGAGCTCCGTTCACTTTACGGATCCTTATCTCTCCACCGATACGCTCGATGAGATTTACCTTTATTTCCTCAAGAGTATTCCTGTAAGAGGTTGTCTTACTGTTGGTATTATCTCCTGAGAAGTCGCAAGAACCGAGAGTGATGTGCTTTTCCGCAGGTGTAACACTGTTGTGATAGTCGAGCAGAGCCGTGAGAAATTCAACAATTGTTGAATTCTCATAATGGTGATATGGCTGAATACTGTCATTTAGATAGGTTAGATAGCCCTCGCAGCTGCATGACTTGTATACCTTGCCTGCTGCGGTAACATCTTCCTTACTGTGGATAAGTGGCCCCTCGAAGTCGATTTCTCCTGTCTTGTCATTATGGATCGATATGATAGTAGTTCGATCGGAAAGCTCATTGTAGGAAGGATTAAACGCAGGTATGTTAAAATTGAATGCAGGGATAGCGTTCACCTCATCGGCAAACTTGCCTGCGCTTAATCTACGAAGGCTATCCGGGTCATTAGCATGGATAACAGCTGCATTACTGCCATTGATAGCTGATATTGTATACATTAGTAGACTTCGCCTCCTGTTTTGAAGTGTTCGTTGAGAAATGTTGCCCAGGCAGCTTCAACACTCATGCCGTCATAAGGGCCGTCGGTCTGAGCCATAAGTGCATAGAATTTCGTGACCAATGAAGCATCGACAGAGTCGACCTTTCCGTCCATATTTGCATCAGCAGCATAAAGCTGCGCAGGGGTAAGTCCGGTATCACGCGGCGGATCAGATGAAAGTGCAGCATAAGCAGCGAGGATAGCTGAAGCGTCAACAGAGTCGACTTTTCCGTCGCTGTTGACATCTGGGATAGTAACATTAGCTGCATTATACTTCATCTTGTTCGGATTAGGAAGCATTGCAGGAGCAGCTTTGAAGGTAAGCTTCAAGGTATATACTCCATGCTTTTCTGTACAATCAACATCTGGTTCGCGCACACTAAAATGATAATTCGGGAAGTAGTCATCGTAAAGATCAAGGCTGCCGTCCCAGTGAAGCCAGTTGATCAGGCTAATAACCTTATCCTCTGCTCTTTCGATATGACGCTCCGTAAATTCAAGCTTATATGTCAGCTTCCGCTCTCCATAGCTCTTTTTGCCAAAGAGTGTATCGAAATTATATGTAATATTGCTGAACGGAACACGCTCAGTATGCTCGTCCTTCGGAGCTGAGCCTACATTTCTTTCTAACATTTGTAAGCACCAATTATCGAAGATTTCAATGCAGTCTTTTCCGATAAAACTGTAATTGAAAGGAAATAGTACGATGATCGATGCACTCTACAACTACCGCCAGGGCGATATTCACTCTGCTGAGTTCTCTGACGAGTTTAATGCTCTCTGTATTCCGTTCGAGGAGTCCCTGACAGAAGCACAGCTCACCACCTTCCACAAGCTCCTCGACTGCGTGAGCGAGACAGCCGCCTCTGATATGAGAGCTGCATACAAAATTGGCTTCAAGGATGGGGCAAATATGATGCAGGAAATCCAGGACAAATAATATCATAGCATAAGGAAAGGGCTATGTCCTCCGTGACCGTGTACGAAAGGCATAGCCCTGTTTTTTGATGTTGAACCTACCCGAACACCTTACGAACAATCAAACAGTGCAATAAGCAGACGATTTTGCTATAATGAAAGTAAGAGCTATTCTTCAAATCTGGAGAGTAGCTCTATTTCTATAATTGGGCTTGAAAAAGCGGAGTTTAAGCCTTATAATAAGAATGTATAAAAGATTTCCGAGAAAAATTTTTCAGAAGTGAAATATTTGCGAAGCGAAAGTTGACTATATGGGTAGAGGACCTCTACGCCTCACGGAAGGAGGCATATCCAATGGATGATGCATCAATCATTGAGTTGTTCCGTGAAAGAAATGAACAGGCGATCGCTGAAATGAAGCGGAAGTATGACAAGCTGTGCTGCTATGTGGCTGGCAATATCCTTTCTCAGCGTGAAGATATAGAAGAATGTGTGAATTCTGCCTACTATGAGATATGGAATAACATACCGCCTGACGATCCAAACGATTTCAGATCATACCTGTGCCGTATTGTGCGTAATATCGCAATCAACAGGCTGAAATATAACTCTGCTGAAAAGAGAAATCCGCAATTTACTGTTCCGATAGATGAGATTGCTGAAACAGTCCCCTCGGACGATGACAAGAGCGTATCCGATGATGTACTTGCCGATGCGTTTAGCCGTTTTCTGCGTAGTCAGGACGAAAGACACCGAAATGTTTTTATCAGGCGCTATTGGTTTGGCGATTCATTATCTCAGATCGCAGACCTTTACGGTATGAAGGAGAAAACCGTTGCCACTTATCTTTTTCGGACAAGAAAAAAACTAAAAGCCTTTTTACAGAAAGAAGGGTACGATTATGAATGAGCTAAGATTTCTCGAAATAATGGGAAAAATCGACGATGATCTTATCAGAGGTGCTATGTTTGATACAAAGCAGAAGGATAGCCGTATCGTCACCAGGAGAAATATCTGTGCATTCGGTTCTGTCGCTGCCGCTGCTGTGATCACGGTTGGTTCTGTTGCTTTCTATAATGCCCATAAGCCCTCGGACTTGCTTGCAGATCATTCGGTCATCGAGCAGGATAATTCTCATAAAGATGATGGAAATCCCGATCATCAGGGCGTTCCTGCCACTACAAACAGTGACAAATCAGAGGAACTTACAACAAACAATTCAGCAATTGCTTCACAAACAGATAAACCACAAGAAGATACCAAAGGAACAGTTACTACGCCAGTAAAAGATACTGATGCAGTCGAATCGGAAAATGTTGCAAGCAAGACGGATTCACAGACGCAGCGTCCGAGCGATAGTACAACACCGGATACACAACAAGGAACTGCACAGGAGCATGATCATACTGATCCGCCAGAAGATCCGACCTCCACAAATAATTACTACCAAAACTTCAAAGCTACGGTCGATCCCTATTCTGATGCTTATGGCGAGGATGAGCTGCATCTTGTAAGCGTTATTATTTCTGGTAGATATTATTATCAGCTCGACACCTCAGAACACCCTGCACATAATATCTCCGCAGTTGTATCCGACAGCGATTTCGGTGAGTATGTCGGAAGAATTACTGAATTATACGAACATGACGATCCTTCCATATATACTGTATCTTCACAAGAACCGAATCTTTCAGGAGCAGATGTTTATTACTACGCTCCTGCGGATAGTTCCGCTGTTATCATTGTAAAAAAGGGAGAACAATGCAGCATCTTCGTGTTTAATGGTATGACGACAGCAACTGATGAAAACTCCGCTTTTGCAGAAACTTTCAAGGTCTATGGTGCATATTCGGCTGATGATATAGAGAGTATCTCCTTTACGATCACTGTACCAAACGGTGCAGTATATGAAGTTGCACAAGCGGGAACGATCACCGACAGAAACAGAATCGCTTCTATCGTGGATATTCTGTATCAGCTCAAAGCGGAGAACACTTCTGATTCGGCATCTGCAACTCCACAATGGGTGATAGATGCTTGGGAAGCGTGCAGAGCTGATCCGAGTGCCTATACAATGGAGGATATTACTTTTGATATTGTTTTCAAGAACGGTACAGTGCTGAAAGATATTATCTATCAACCGTTTATCGGTAATGGCTATATCGCTGGTATGCAGGAACTTACACCAGAGCAGAACATCACACTGAAAGAATTGCTGAGATAGGACAGGAGAAGATAAATGATAAAGAGAAAAATAATATCCGCACTGCTCGCTGTGTCGGTCGGTTCTGCGATGCTCTCTGCATTGCCTGTAAACGCTGAGGGATTCAGCATCAAGGGCGATGTGAATGCCGATGGAGTATTTGATGTAGCTGATGTGGTACTGTTGCAGAAATGGCTTCTTGCCGTTCCTGATACGCACCTTGAAAACTGGCAGGCAGCCGATCTTTGCAAGGACAACAGGCTCGATGTGTTTGACCTGTGTCTGATGAAACGGGAGCTTATTTATGCAAACGAATCTGTAAATATTACCTCTCCTGCTTGCAAAGCAGCGGCTTTTGCCTGTGCGGACGATGGTGAACTGCTTTATTACGATAATATCAATGAGCATATCGCTCCTGCAAGCCTGACAAAGCTGCTGACCGCCTCGGTCGCTTTGCATTATCTGAGTCCTGATACGGTAGTTACCGTAGGCTCGGAACAGAATCTTGTGAGATCGGGTTCCAGTTTATGCCTTATCCGACCGGGACACAAGCTGAAATTATACGATCTGCTCACGGGTATGCTCATGGCTTCGGGCAACGATGCCGCTTATACCGTAGCGGTAACAACAGCAAGAGCTGTGAAAACTGATACTGCTATGACAGATGCCCAGGCAGTCGCATACTTCTCAGAGCTGATGAATAGCTACGCAAGTTCTATCGGTATGAAAGACAGTCACTTCACGACTCCCGAAGGCTGGGACGATGCAAGCCAGTATACAACGGTTTCCGATCTGCTTGTATTGGCGAATCACGCATTTTCGATACCTGAGATAAAGACGATAACAGGCACATATCAGAAAAAGGTATACTTTGTTTCGGGCGAAAATATCACATGGACGAACACCAACGCTCTGCTGAATCCAAACAGTGCCTATTACTGTGCCGATGCTGTCGGCATTAAGACAGGCACTACCGCAAGTGCAGGAAACTGTCTCATTGCCGCCTTTGAGAGAAATGGAAAGACCTATCTTTCTGCTGTTGTAGGCTGTAGCACGGGCAATGACAGATATGAGCTGACACTGAAAATGCTGTCGCAATTCGGCGTGGCTAATGAGATAAAGCTGTCCGCCGCACCGAATGTTACAGAAAGCGTCCCGTCTACATCTGCGGAAGAAACAACGCCCGTAACAACAGTCGCACCTATGGTTACTGACAGAACAGAGATATTCAATAGGCTGAATTCACTGGAATACATACCGATCACCTGTGACGGACTGCCTGAGTACAAGCTGACAGATGATAACGGTGCTGTATACTGGCTGAATCTCAGCAGTAAATGGATATGGAAAGACGGTATAGATGCAGAAGCTGTACTGCCTGATGATATTATCACTTGGCTTACAGACAACAAGGATAGCATAGATATGAATACAACGGAATACTACGAATTACAGGAGGGATCATTATGAAAAGAAGAATGATTGCAATAACAGCATTTATGGCTGTTGCACTGGCAGGCTGCGGACAGATCGACGAGCCATTGACATCTGTTGACGGCGATAATCAGCCTGCTGCACAGATTGAAATTCAGACGGAGAAACCTACAGATGCATTTACATCTGAAACTAACACAGAAGCTAAAACTACATCTTCTGTCCAACAGACTACAGAGGGAACAACTTCGGAAGCAACGGAAACTCCTACTGTCGCAGATAGTCATGGTACAAATAATACTGAAAACGATGTAAAGGATAATAATACTCCGCAACAGCAGGCAGAAACAAAACAGCCTGTTACGGAAGCTGACAAACCTATTACGACAGTTGAAAGCACATCTCAGAGTACAACTCAGGCTGAGACAACCAGCGCACCGGCTAATACCGATAATGGGCAAACTTCCGATGTATTCAAAATGCTCGATAGCCTGAATTATCAGGCAATAAGCTGTGACGGACTTCCTACACACAAGCTGACTGCACCTGATGGAACCGTTTACTATCTTCACCTTGACGAGAACGCATCCTATTCTTATGTATGGCGCAGACCGAGCCTGATTGGAGATGCGGATAATGAAGCTGCGCTTACACAGGAAGTCATTGATGCGATATACGCAAATTGGGATCAGCTCAATATTGTGAAAACTGAATGGTAACATCTATTAGACGGCACGGAGAATGCTCTCTGTGCCGTCTTTCTTTTTCAGTGGGTGTTCTCCACTATAATCATCACGCACAGCACTGAGTGGCATTTTCGTTCGTCTGAGAACAATTTCTCCTTGACAGTATTATTCAAAAGTGATAAAATCATAATGGCAATCACAGCACATTGCACAAACTTCATTTCTCATCTAATAAAAGCGCGTAGTTTTCTCCATTTTGTTGTCTAATAAGTGAAAGCACATGAAAGGGCTTTCAGAAAGGAGTTTGTCGATGGATAACGGTGCAAGTAGCTACCGCCGTTTCCGTGACAATGGTGACATATCCGGTTTCGATGAGATCGTAATGGATTACAGCGACGGTCTGATGCTATACCTGACAAGCATCGTCGGAAACATCTGGACAGCGGAGGAGCTGACCGAGGAAACTTTCTTTTTGCTCGGCACTAAAAAGCCAAAGTTCAAAGAAAAGTGTTCCTTTAAGACATGGCTTTACACGATCGGCAGAAATATTGCACTCAATTACCTTAAAAAGAATGCCAAACATCTGACAGTTCCGATTGAAAATGCTCCTGAACTTATCAGTGATGAAGCAGCAGTTGAGGATGCATATATCAAAAAGGAACAGCAAATTGCGGTTCACAGGGCTATGCGAAAACTGAAACCTGAATATCAGCAAGTGTTATGGCTCATATACTTTGAGGGATTGAGCAATAAAGAAGCTGCTAAAGTCATGAAGAAAAGTGTCCGCAGTACAGAATCCATTTTATATCAGGCTAAGAAGTCACTGAGATCACAACTTGAAATGGAGGGCATTGATTATGAAAAAGCATGAAGAAATGATCATGGATTTACACCGTCGGATGGACGAATATGAATCCGAAAGAAGAATGAAGCGTGCCAAGATGACGAAGGTCGCTGCCTCGGTTACACCTGTATGTGCGGCAGCGGTTGTCGGTGTCGGACTGTGGAAAGGCGGAGTACTGACTTCTAACCATGACCAGCTTATCAACAGCACTGTAGAATCAACGGCATCTGATGTGATTGTGTCTGCTGACAATGATTCATCGGCTGACAAGCATTCAGCTAACACCAAGAATACCGCTAATAAAAATGATGAACCTGCAACATCGGCATCAACAGCAGAGCTACAGGCAGCAACCTCTGATGCTACTATTCCTCGTACTACTGAGAACGGCGAGAATGTGATTGAGGACAGCGGAGCAAATAATGCTTCTGTTGAAGAAAATACTCCTGTGGCTGATGATAGAGGTGCGCTTGTCTCAGATAACTCCACAATCACTAATACTGAGCCACAGAGAGCAACAGAAGCCACTGCAGTGCAGCCCGAATCTCCTGTTCAGCAGACTACTCCGCCTGTTCAGCAAACAGAACCTGCGTCACAGAGCGTTCCTGATAATTCTGGAAATTCTTCAAATGGTGGCAGCAATATGTGGTGTCTGTTTCGTTGCACTATTGAATGGAATGGTGTAACATTTAATGATAATACCGAGATTGACGCATCCGCATACACGCAGGATAAGTATATCGGTAAGGTCAGTGATTTTAAGGGAGAATACAAGGATTCAATCAATTACCTTATCCATCCCGACGACAGCGTTTATACATCAAAGGAAAATCCTTATGTTTTACTTATTGTGAAGACTGAGCCATTCCCGCTCTATGGTTCAGTAATAGCAATGACGAATCCAGCTTTCTTAGATGGCGTTGTATACAGACCGCATACCGAAGATGTACCTTATGAGGACATTCAAGTTTGGAATTAAGCTATAATGGCGATTTTTGAAAGCACAGATAACAGGCACGGAGAACGCTCTCCGTGCCTTGTTTGTTTTCAGGTGATAGGTTATCCGCAATCATCACGGACGACTCTGAAGGACATTTTCGTTCGTCTTAGGCAAAGGAAAAGGCTCTGCAATTCTGCAAAGCCTCTATGCTGATTATTCGTCCTCGTCTGAACACTCCGACAGTCCATGTGTGAGCTGAATATATACGCACTCTGCTCGGTCATGTTCCTCGCCGTCCGTTGACATCATGAGTTCAAGGAAATACGCCTTTGCCTGTTCGTAGTCCGTCCAGACCTCACGCCTGCCATTGCAGATAGTAGTGACCTTGCGTGTTCTTGGCATAGCCAATTCAGAAATTTTCAACATAAAATTACCTCCGGAAATTTAGTGTAGCTATATTATACTATGAACCATTTCCGTAGTCCAGCATATCGGGAGAATTGTAATAATTCTTGTGCAGGGCGCAGCAATATCTCAGATTTCCTCGGTGCAATGCGCTGTATCATTCAAGGTCATTCCGCTTTCGCTTCTGTTGCTGATCCCGACTCTGCTCCTGTCGCAGATATTCCTCTATCGTTCTCGTAGCTTCGGACAGCTCACGGGACTTCTTATCCGCCTGATTGTATTCCGTATTTTTCTTCGACAGCTTTTTCTGCAAAGATGCGATATGCTTTTCAAGATTTTCGACTTTCGGAATATTGCCTGACGGGTAAAGCTCCAAAACCTGTTTGCAGGTTTCGTGATATTCGGCAATATCGCCGCCGTGTTCCTTGCGGTACTTCTTTTCCTCCCGACCGCTTAGTGCTTTCAGTTCCTCTCCGATATGCTTGACCTTGCGATATTTTTTCAGCACTTTGAGCTTTTCTTGCAAATCTTTGATCTGTGCGTTCAAGTCATTCAGCTCACCGACAAGATGCGCCCTTTCAATAAATGCCGCCATCGCAGCACCACGAACCTGATCCGGCTCAACGCCGTATGCGGTGATAATATTTTTTGCGATGCTTGCCACCTTCATATTGCCACGGTCGATAGTATCACGGACAAACTTGTTTTCCTCTGCCTTCGGAGTAATTTGTCTGACTTTGATTCTCGGAACATACATCATACCGCCCTGATACTGTGCGATACGCCCTTTGATCTGCTCGGTTTCATAATACCACCCCAGCGTTTTCGCTCTTGTAAATTTCGCCCTCGGATTGCGTTCTTTCTGCTCTGCAAGCATAAATTTCAGGTCGATCTTGTGTTCGGGATTGTACTCAACAAGCACTCCAAAATCTGCACACTTTGCAAGGAAGTCCTCAAAGTTTTCGCTGACCTTGATTACCTGATCTATCGTGAATTTCAGCTTTGCCTTCCACGATAATCCCTGACGGCTCATATCCCACTCCCAATGGTTCTTGCCCTTGCCCATTTCGGGATATTCAATAACGGATAAATGATGCTGTCGGCATACCTCGTCCGTGATGTTCATGAGCTTCTGAAATGACCTGTCCTGCTTGGTAGTCCTGCGGTTTTCGTGCGTTTCAAAAGTCCTTCCGTCGATGCAATTCGTATTGTTGAAAACGCAATGGAGATGCGTATGGTTCTTGTCGATGTGGCAGGTCATGAAATACTGATATTCGCCTTTGAGGAACTGCTCACATATCTCCTGACCGAGCTGCAATGCTCGTTCGGGAGTAATTTCCCCAGGCTTGAAACTGACGATAAAATGCTGAGCGAGAACGGAGCTTCTGCCAGTTCCGTTCGCCCGTATTTCTTCAAAGTCATGGTGAGCCTGTTCAGGATCGGCGCTGCAACCTTGCGTGAAGATCAGTCTGCCGTTATCCGTCTTTTCGGGGTTGGCGATGTATTTCAGTGATGCAAGCTCATCAACTGAGACTGAAAAAATCTTAGTGGTTGCCAGAGCTTGTACACCTCCTCCCTGAGTGCGGAAATATCTTCGGGGTAGACCTTTCCGCCGCTGTTGGCTCTGACTGCCACCTGATTGAAGTTGTTGGAGATACTTCTCGCAAGTTTCAGCAGCTCATTCATCTTGTCATCGTTGAATATCACGATGTAGCCTGTGAAGATCATGTGGCGGAAGAAGTCGCTTCGGGACTTCATACCGCTTGCATTGAACTTGCGGTTGAACGCTTCGTATTCCTCGTCACTTAACCTGACCTGAATACTGTGGTTTCGCTTAGTTTTGTTGCTCATGTTTTCTGTTTTCCTTTCTGTTTCTAATTGCGGGGTCGTAGGGGCGGCAGCCCTCTGCCAAGCGGTGCATTGGTGTACTCAAATCTGTGATTTGTAGTGCAGCTATGCCGAGCTTGCGATTTGTGTTAGCCCCTGCGGGGCTATTTTGCATTTGAGCCTATGGCTCTACTTTGTTTCCGCACTTCCATGTGTGGAATTGGAGCGTCAGCGACTATATTTTTCTGTGTCCGATCGCTCCGCTACCGTCCCTATGATAAATATACTGGATAAATCTCAAAAAGTCAATGAATCAGAAAAATGGTATTCGTCAAAATGACAGTTGCGGGTTTCTATGCTCTGAGGGTATCGTAACCCCCTCATAACTGCTCATTTCTGAAAATTCGATTGCTCCGATTTCGGGCTGTGTTGAGAAAAGTTTGTCTGGTCTGCCAGTAGATTTTTAATGGAATTGCGCGCTATAATTGAAGTATCGTGAGAGGAGTTATGGACTTCGGTTCATGGAATATGTCAAATCTCAAAAACGAAGGTGAGGTGATTCCCATAGCATTCTATTCTGAAAAGATCGCTGACAATGATCGCAAGATCGAGCAGCTCTCCAAGAACATCAAGCGTGATACCGAAAAGCGTAAGAAACTCATGGAGGAAAATGCCCGACTGAGCTATCAGGCAATCTGCGAACAGTACAACTGCACCGGACAGGACTTGCTCGATATTCTCAGCAGAGAACATCAGCAGGCGGAGATGCTCCAGACAAGCGGTCTGAGCGATGCAGATATTGCTGAGCTTGCAGGCAGCGGTCGCTCGTCTGAGGACAGCGATGACATTGCGTTCTACGATAAGCAGGACGGCGATGAGGACTAAAATGCCTGAACGGTCAAAGGCATTTTCCCCGTAACCGACGGGACGATTTTTATGGATACAGACAGCAGGAAGTGCGAAAATGGAACGAGCTGTCGGAAAGGATAGTGTTATACGAATAACAACAGCACTGCCGCAGAAAGAGAGAAGGCAGGCAAGAGAACGATGCAGGAGATGGACGAGCTTTACAAAGACCGTCCGACACACACCAACACTTATGAGGTGGACGGTGTAAAATATACGGTGATCAGTCACTTCATTGGTGACAGGGATATTAACGATGTGATGTTCGATTACGCCTACAACAGAGTTGTAAACGAGCTTCTTCATCGTGTTCCCGAAACAGCATAATCTTTTTTCTGAAAGCTATTGCTTTTTCCGATATGGCGCGCTATAATAGACTCATATCGGAAAAGGCTGCTTTGGAATAGAAAGGAGTTATGATGTTGCCAAAGCAGACTGAATACAAAGTTGGGATGTATATGCGCCTCTCCCGTGATGATGAGCGTGCAGGAGAATCCCTTTCGATAGAAAACCAAAGAACCATTCTGACAAGATACATCGAGGAACAGGGCTGGACTGTGTATGATGAGTATATCGACGACGGCATTTCCGGTACGACCTTCGAGGAGCGTCCGGGTGTGCAGAGATTGCTCGAAGATGCACAAAACGGCAGGATCAACCTCATCATTTGTAAGGATCTGAGCCGTTTCGGTCGTAATTATATCGAAGTAGGCCGCTACATAGATTACATTTTTCCAATGTACAATATCCGCTTTATCGCCCTGACAGATAATGTCGATACGGCGAACACGGATAGTGCGTCTATGGATATGCTGCCGATCATGAATGTCTTTAATGAATGGCACAGTGCGAACACTTCCAAAAAGCTGAGAGCAGTTTTTGAAGCGAACGCAAAAGCAGGAAAATACAAAACGACTGTACCGCCCTATGGTTATCTCAAGGGAACGGACAGCAAACACACGCCCGTGATCGAGCCGACAGGTGCCGCCGTAGTACGCCGTATCTTCGAGCTGAGGGCGGCGGGAAACAATATCAGGACGATCGCAAATATCCTGAATGCGGATCACATTCCCGTTCCGTCCGACCACTATTACAGCTTGATCGGCAAGCCGAATCCCATTCGCAACTGCGGTCATCTGTGGGATAACACTTCGGTGAGCCGTATCCTGAATAACCAGATCTATCTCGGCAGGCTGACGCAACTCCGCACAAAAACCGTGAGCTACAAGAATCACAAGGTCATCAAAAAAGATGAAACGGATTGGGTAGTGATCGAGAATAATCACAAGCCGATCATCTCGCAGGAGCTTTGGGATAGGGTGCAGGCTGTGAATGCCTCTGTTGCAACGGGCAGACACACTAAGAATTTCAAACTGCTGCCGTTATCAGGTCTGTGCTATTGTGCCGACTGCGGGAGCAAGATGCGACAGCACGGCGGCTGTGAAAGAAACAGCACCTCGCCTGTGTATGTGTGCAGTCGATATGCAAAGTACGGCAAGGCGTATTGCTCCACGCATACGATCAGGAGAGAGCTTCTTGAAAGCCTTGTGCTTGCGGACATTCAGAGACAGATCGACTTGGTACTGAATGAGCCTGACATTCGTGAGAAGCTCCTCGCCTACAAGAAGGACGATAAGACAGAGCGTGACAATGCGGCAAAGAAAAGGCTTCGGGATATTGATAACCGCATCAAGGAGCTTGACCGCCTGATCAGAAGCGTATATGAGGACAAGGTCGCTGGGCTTATCCCCGAAAAGGTGTGTGCCGGACTCCTCGGTGAATATCAGGAGGAAAAGGATGACCTGACCGTCGAGTATGAGGAGCTTAGCAAGCGCACCGATGCCGAAGATCAGGACGAGCGTGATGTGGACGAATATATCCGCAGAATGAAGTCCTATGCAGGGGCTGAGGTGCTTACCCGTGAAATGGCTCTGACATTGATCGAGTATGTCAAGGTCGATGCACACCCCGGCAAGCACAAAGCACCGAGAACCATTGAGGTCTTTTACAAGCTCATAGACAAACCGTTGACGAACAAACATAATGCCCTCGAATAACCGAGGGCATTTCAATAAAAGCAAAACCTTCTATAAATGGTGTTTACATTTGTAAACCAAAAGCATAATATGTATGCTTTCCGTTCACGGTAAATCCTTTTCTTTTCAAGTCGTCACACCTCTTCTCTTCATTGTTACACGCAGCCCTTGTCTCTCATCAATAGCAGGCTCGACAATGTCAAGCACACCCTCGGCAACAACTTCCTCGCCAACAATAAACTGAGCTGTCAGAGCTATTGGCGGTATCTCGGAGTTTGTCTGATTATTATTGACAGTGCTGTTATAGGTATACTGAGTGCTGATTATGTCAGATGTTGCACTTGGTACCGAGTCTGATCTGTCTATGATAAATTGCTGTACTGCCATTGCTGAAAGTGCATCGTCTGTTATTGCAGGAGCTCGCTTTGGCTCTTCAGTAGAGTCTATATAAAACTTCGGAGCAGGCTCGTCTTGCGGCTCTGGCTTCGGTAAGTCAGGTATTTCTATTTCGAGCTTAGGGAGTTCTATATCAGGCACCTCGACCTCAAGCTTCGGAAGCTCTACTTCCGGCACGTCAACCGTCAATTCGGGGAGCTCTATATTCGGAACTATAAGCTTTAACTCTGGAATATCGATATCAGGAACACTGATTTCAAGCTCTGGAATTGAAATATCCGGTGCTTCAAGCTGAAGCTGCGGAACTTCTTCATAAGAAACTGCAACTTCCAGCTCTGGGAGCGATATATCAGGAACCGATATTTCAAGCTCAGGTGCTTCAATTTTCGGAACACTAACCTGTAATTCCGGTGGATTGCTGAGAACAGCCTCGGGATCTATAATGTCTATACCCACCTGAGGTGCATCAAGGTCAAGGTTTGTAAGAGCATCACGAGCTTCTTCTGCTATGTTCGGCAGCTCGTCCATAAAGCCTTCACCAATGCCCTCTGCAAGGTACTTACCGACGCTGTCACGCATTACCGTTGAAGGTGAATGAATTCCGAAAGCAGATTTGAAACCGTCGATTATTCCGTCAGCGAAGCCAAAGATCTTATCCTTGATCCACTGCCCCATATCCTTGATACCGTCCCATATACCCTTGACGATGTTTTTGCCTGTCTCGAGCATCTTTCCGGGGAGTTCCTTGATCGTATCGACAATATTATGGAACATATCCGACGCGGCATTTTTCGCCTTTTCACGCAGTTCGAGGCCCCAGGAAATAACGTGCTTGATAGCAGCGGTCAGGTTGTCCCATATCTTACCGGGTAGCTCCTTGAAGAATGTAACGATATTATCAAGGAAGTCCTTCGCAGTCTGGCGTGCCTTTTCCCGCATCTCCAGAGCCCAGGAAACAATTTTACCGATTGCCTCACCGATAAACTCACCGATCTTGTGAGGCAGGTCCTTGAAGAACTCAACAATACCGTCAAGGAAATCCTTTGCGGTCTGGCGCGCCTTTTCTCGCATCTCCAACGCCCACTGCACGACTGCGAGCAGTGCGTCCTTCAGAAACTCTCCTATTTTACTGAGGAGCTCCCCGAGTCCTGTCACAAGTGCAACAACTATCTGCGGCAGTGCCTCGACAATTGCCATGAACATTCGCCCTGCGGCTTCCAGTATCTGAGGAATAGCCTCGATCAGAGCTTCAACAATAGCAACTATTATAGTCGGAAGGTTCTCAATAAGCAGCTCTATAAGCTCTGGAAGAGCTTCGACAATCGCAATGAATATGTCGGTAATGCACTCAAGTATCTGCGGTATAGAGCTGATAATTGTATCTATCAGCACCGGGATAAGATCTATGAGCGCCTTGCATATTGTAGGTGCAGCGGCTACTATTGCCTTTGCAATTGATGCGATAATATCGAGAGCTGCCTGTATCAGTGTAGGCAAGCTGTCTCCTATTGTGGCAGCAAGTGTCTGTATTGCTTCCGCTGCTGCCATTGCAAGCGCAGGAGCATTAGCTGTTATTGTATCAGCAAGGTTTGTGACAAAGCTATTTGCCATATCAGCAATATCGCCGATGTGGGACGATATGCCGTTCAGTAAAGTGGTAAGGAGCTGTGCACCGAGATCAAGCAGATTGGGTCCTATGGTGAGGAAGCCCTCAAGGAGCTGCATACCTGCATCGAGTGCCGCATCAGCAAGTGCAGGAGCATTGTCGACCAGTCCCTGCACAAGTGCATCTACAAGGGACACACCAGCTTCGATGAGGTCTGGGATATATTCAGTAAAGCCTACAAGTGCATCTGCAATGACGCCACTCATAGATGTTACAAGCTTCCCCATGCCCCCGAGGATAGTCTCTACTCGAGGAAGTATATTTTCAGCAGCTGTCGCCGCACTCTCAACAAAATCTGTTGTGAGCTTCTCAAAGTCCTGTTCATCATCAGCAATGCCGACAACAAGGTTGCTCCATGCTGATTTCATGGACGCAACGGAACCACTTATAGTTTCAGCCGCTTCTTTAGCAGTCGTGCCGGTGATACCCATTTCGTCCTGGATAACATGGATAGCCTCGACAACGTCTGCATAGCTTTCTATGTCATAGTGTATACCGGATATGGCTTCTGCGTCTGCGAGCAGGCGTTCCATTTCGGTCTTGGTGCCGCCATAGCCCAGTTTTAAGTTATCGAGAAGCTGATATTGTCCCTTAGCAAAGCCCTGATATGCGTTCTGAATGCTCTCCATTGAGCTTCCCATTTTGTTGGCGTTGTCCGCCATATCGATGATAGCCTTATCGGCAACCTCTGCCGCCTTAAGAGTATCACCGCCCAGGGAAGCAATGAGAGCTGCGGAGAACGATGTAACCGTCTCCATGTATTCATTCTGCGAGAGGCCTGCCGTCTTGAATGCCTTAGCAGCATTGTCAAGGACATCAGACTGAGCTTGCAGAAGCTTATCATATTCACTCCGAGCTGCGTCAACAGACTTTCCTACACTTGCAGCATATTCCTCAAGGCTTCTGTCCTGAGTGCCGAAAAGTGTTGAAACACCGCCTGTCAACTGCTCGTAGTCCGCATAAGCGTCAAGTGCACTCTTACCGAGTGCAATCATAGTACCCGAGGCTGCTGTAACAGCTCCTGCGACAAGAGCCATGCCTTTTTTGGCAAAGCTTCCTATCTTTTCAAGACCTGCTTCAAATCCTTGTGTAACTATTTCAGTATCAAATTTCAGTGTGCCGTCAAAAGCCACAGCAATCCCTCCTTAAAGTGGATCGTGCGGCTCATTGGCTCATTGCACCTGTTTCCCGTTATTGATTTTCAGTTCAAATTCCTTCTTGCAGCCGCGAGTGCATTTTACAAACACACCCCGGCAAGAAGCTGTATTGTCATACAGTATAGTTTTTGCGCCGCAGTGAGGACAGCGTACCCATGTACGCCGAAGCGGCGGAAGTTTAAGTTCATTCAGTTCGTTCATATCAGACCTCCAAACGCTGCGCCGATCATATCGTCTTCACATTCGTAAGGTATTGCAATGCTGCGCTGGATCCGAGCAATACGCGCACGTTCCTGATCGCTTTTGATGCTTCCGAGGTCAAGGCTGCGATAAGCCATACGCTTCTGACACTGTGAGTCGTCGGGAAGCGCTGCGAAAAGGCAGCGGAACTCCCACCAATGCAGATAGTCAATGCCGATGAGATCAATTCCGTAGTATTGGCGGAAGTCTCCGAGAATATATCGCGAGTCAATTCGCCAATCGAAAACAGGCGGCTTTATTACAGCGCCCTCACTCTCTTCCTCTTCATCGTCCTCGTCGTCCGCATCAGGTTCAAGCGGTTTTGCATAGTAGAAATCAAAGAGAGCATTTACCATGCAACCACTCATTCTCCTGGGCGGTTGTTCAAACCAATTCACGAGCAGACGGACCTTTTCTCGTTTATCCACATCAGGATCGCGTATCATATCTGCAAAACGAAGCCATTCCCGAAAGTCAGTGATGATCCGATGATCTTCTCCTTCAGCTGTAATACTGTCCGGGAACGGCTCGTATAGTGCATTTATCATTTTTTCTTAGCGCGGCGCTGCTGACGATTGGGAGTATACTTAGCAAGGCGTTCAGCTCTATGCTTTGTATCAGCTTCAAACTGCGCCTGAGCAAAACTGAGAAAATCATAATATATTTCCTCGTATGCGGAAATGCTTGTCGGTACTTCCGAAAATATCTTATCTGAAGTGTCTGCTCCAAATAATTTGCTGAAAAGCTCCTTGAAGAGATTACAGCAAGCGCGTATTCTCTCCGAAGCTTTTCCGTCCTTTGGTATCAGCTTTTCAGCGTCAGCCATTTCTTCAAAAGCGTTCTCATAACGTTCAACAGTATCTGCATCTGTAAGGTCAAGCTCAAGGCTCAGACCTTTTATCTCCCACATCTTATGGCTCATAGGCTCATTCCTCCATTATTATTCTTCTCCCTGAGGCTCGTCTTCGGGTTCTTCCTCAGCCTGCTCCTCAGGTTCGTTCTGTTCTTCGGAGCCGACTTCCTCAGCTCCGACTACCTAATTGGACGCTTCAGTGAATGTAACTGTCTGGAAGTCGTCGGTTGTTGCAGCAGTGCCCTTGATGAGCTCGCCCTTACACTTGAAGTTACCGCTGTAAGTGTAGACGTTGATGTTATCACCCTCAGAATTAGGAATAACAGCAAAGTCGCGCTTCCATGCGTCGTTAGTTTCAGTGTCCACTATGATGATAGGTCTTACTGCATCGTCACCAAGCAGCTCATCATTTGTGATCTTGATGATGTC